CACCCGGGTGAGATGGTGACCACGATGCGCGGGCGCAGCAGCAGTCACTTTGTCTCGGCAGAAAACATCATCCACCTCTTCACGCCTGACCGACCTGGCCAGGGCCGTGGATTCCCGCGTGTGGCGCCCGTCATTGCGCGCGTTCGCGACTTGCAGGTGTACGAGGATGCTGAGTTGCAGCGCAAGAACTTGGAGGCTCGCCTTTCCGTACTCGCATCCGGCGACGTCGCGCAGCTCGCCACGCCGCCCACGGTCGAAGAGGGCGTGAACGGGCGGGGCACAAACGAGCTGGGCGCGCTCTCAGGCGGCAACATTATCCAGCTGCCCATGGGCATGACCACCACGGTCGTGGAGCCGAAGGCGGCGCCCGGGTACACCGACTATGTCAAGTGGCAACTGCACCTGATCTCGGCGGGCTTCGGCGTGACATACGAGATGATGACCGGCGACGTCAGCGAAGTGAACTTCAGCAGCGCGCGCGTGCGCCGCCTCGACTTCGTGCGCGAGGTCGAAATGCTGCAATGGACGCTGCTTGTGCCGCGGCTTTGCGATCGCATCTGCAGAGCCTTCGCCGATGCCGCCGTGCTCGGCGGGGTGGTCGATAAGGCGGACTACCAGGTCGAGCACTCGACGCCGAAATGGGACTACGTCAATCCGCAGCAGGATGTGCGCGCGGATCTCGATGAAATTGCCGGTGGTCTGTCGAGCATCAGCGAGAAGCTGCGCCGTCGCGGCTACAAGCCTGAAGCCGTCTTCAAGGAGCTGGCCGACGACATCCAGAAGCTGCGCGATCTTGGTCTGCTGGACGTCCTCATGATGCTCCAGAAGGGGCGCCAGATGTCGGATGGGCAGGGCGATTCACAAGCCACTGCGGCGGCTCAAAAGTAGTCTCAGTTTTCCTGAACTTGAGACAGCAGGCCGCGCAAAGTTGCGGCCATGCCCCAAGCAGCCCAACTCACCACCCGTCGCGATGAATTGCCGCTCGCCGGCCGCTCCATGGAATTGCGGGGCTTCACCCGCGCTTCCGAAGAGGGCGCCGACACGAGCGCTCCGCTTGCGACGGCACAGCTTGTGTTCGCGGCCGGCGCGGCAGTCCGTCGCTACGACTGGTACCGCGATCGCAGCTACATGGAGCAGCTGGTCGTCGAAGAAGGCGCCATTCGCCTCGACCGGCTGAGCCGCGGCGCGCCGCTCCTCAATACGCACAACTCCTGGGACCTCGAGGCGCAGCTCGGCGTCGTCGAGAACCCTTCCATCGAGGGTGGCGAAGGCCTTTGCGACGTGACCTTCTCGCGCCGCGAGTCGGTTGCTGGCTACGTACAGGACGTCGCCGACCGCATCGTCCGCAACGTGTCGGTGGGCTATGTCCGCCACCGCGTCGAGATGGTCGCTCCCGAAGAAGAGGGTGGCGAATGGGTCTACCGAATCATCGATTGGGAGCCGTACGAAGTCTCCCTCGTTCCGATTCCGGCCGACATGGATTGCCAGGTGCGCAGTGATCGCGCTCAGACCCAGGCCGGCGACGTTGCCACCCGCACTTTCCCCTGCGAATTTCTCGAAGTTCGCAGTCAACCCGCAACGCCCACGGTGGGCGCCTCCGCCGCACTTTCAACTCCCAAGGAAACTCCCATGCCTCAAGCCTCCGCCGCCGGCGGCGCCGCCGCGTCGACCGAAGAACAGCGCGCAGCGCCAGCCGCAGCAGCGGCCCCGGCCGTGTCGCAGCCCAGTGCTGTCGATGCAGCGACGCAAGCTGCCGCCCAGCGCGCCAGTGACATCAGCGAACTGTGCGTCCGCCACAACGTCGCGCACCTCACTACCGGCCTGATCCGTGGCGGTCAGACCGTCGAACAAGCTCGCTCCGCCGTGCTGGAAGAGCTTGCCGTGCGCGATGCCGCCGCCGGTGGCCATCGCAATGTGCGCGTCGAAACCGTGCGCGACGAGATGACCACGCGCATGGCCGGCCTCGAGCAGGCCATCATGCACCGCGTCGCTGCTCGCACGCAGCTCGACGACAACGGGCGTCAGTTCCGCGGCATGTCGCTGCTGGAAATGGGTCGCGAGTTCCTCGAAGCCAATCACGTCAGCACTCGCGGCCTGGACCGCCTGGCGCTCGCCACGCGCATGCTGACCTTCCGCGCGCCCGGCTACAACACCACGTCGGATTTCCCGTCGCTGTTCGCCAATGTGGCAAACAAGCGCCTGCGCAACGCCTACGACGAGAACCCAGGCACCTACGGTGTGTGGGCCCGACGCGCGCCGAACGCACCCGACTTCAAGAACATCAGCGTGGTGCAACTCTCCGGCGCGCCCGAGCTGCTGCGCACGAACGAGCATGGCGAATTCACCTACGGCACGATGCAGGACGGTGCTGAAACCTATGCCGTCGTCACCTACGGCCGCATCGTCGCGCTGACCCGCCAAGCCATCATCAACGACGATCTGCGCGGCTTCGACCGCCTGGTCAGCGCCTTCGGTGCCTCGGCCCGCCGCCTGGAAAACCGCACCGTCTATTCGCAGCTCACGGCTAACGCCGCGCTGTCGGATGGTGTCGCGCTGTTCCATGCGACCCATGCGAACCTCGGCACGGGCGCCGGCTCGGCGCTCCAGTTCAGCGCGCTCGCCGCCGGTCGCACGGCCATGCGCGTGCAGAAGGGTCTGCAGAACGAAGAGCTGAATATTGCTCCGTCGTACCTGATCGTGCCCGCAGCGCTGGAGCAAACCGCCTACCAGCTGACCAGCAGCAACTACGTGCCGGCCACCAAGGCCGAGATCAACGAGTTCCGCACCGGTGGCCGCACGGCTCTGGAGCCGGTGGTCGAGCCGCTGCTCGATGGCACCAGCGCCACGGGCTGGTATCTGGCCGCTGCGAACTCGCAGATCGACACCGTCGAGTACGCCTATCTCGACGGCGCCGAAGGCCCGGTCATCGAGTCCGAAATGGGCTTCGAGGTCGACGGCGTCTCCTACAAGTGCCGCCTCGATTTCGCCGCCAAGGCCGTCGACTACCGCGGCCTCTACAAGGCCAACGGCGCCTAAGTGCAGTGAGCGCGGGCCGCGAGCCCGCGCGTCGCCCCCACTTCATCCCAACTTCAAGGAAACAACATGCAGAACACAGTTCAGTCCGGCCGGGTCATCCCGTTCACCGCCGGCGCCACGATCGTCTCGGGCCAGGTGGTCCGCATTGGCAACATCCTGGGCGTGGCCGTCAATGATGTCGCCAATGGCGCCGCTGGCCTCGCTTCCATCGACGGCGTTTTCACGGTGCCGAAGGTCTCCGCAGCAGTGATCGGCGCGGGCGAATCCCTCACCTGGGATGCCTCCGCTGCTGCGTTCGATGACAACCTCGCCACGCCCGCCGCCGGCGACGTGACTGGTGCCGCTGCTGTCGCCTTCGAGGCGGCTGGCAACGGTGTCACCTCGATTGCGGTCAAGTTCACCGGCGTGCCCGGCACGCTGACCTGATCGACGGGCCGCCCGGATCCGCCGCCATGCCAGCACCTTTCGCCGCCCTCGAAGCCCGCGTCAATGCGGCCGTGGGCGCGCGCCTTTCGAATGCCCTTGCCACCTTCGATGGTGGCGAGGAATTCGGCGTGGTGTTCGACCGCGTGCCGGTGCAGCTGGTCGATGGTTATGCGGAAAGCGCGGGCCCAGAGGCAGCGTTCGATATCGCCCGCACTCCGGGCCTGGAGTACGGCAGCGTGCTCCTGATTGACGGCGTTGGCTACAGCGTGACCGGCGGCCTTGAGCCGGACCGCTCGGGCTGGGTCACGGTGCAACTGCGCAAGGCGGCCTGACGTGGCGAACTCACAGCAAACCATCCTCGAAGGCGTGCGCGATGCGCTGATTGACGAGACCGATGCCGGCGCTCGTGTTTTCCTCGATCGGCCTGACCGCCTGCAGCTCAGCGAACTTCCTGCGCTCTTGGTGCAGGAATCGCCGGAGGGCGAGGTCATCGAGCCTGCCACCGTCAGCGGCCTGGAGCAGCGCGTGTTCTCCATCGTCGTGCAATGCGCCGTCGCGCACAACGACACCTATGCCTCGGGCGCGCGCGAACTTGGCGCCCAGGTCGAACGCGTTCTGGGCGTGCCGTCTTTCGCGGTGCCAAAGGCTGGGCGCACGCGTATCTCCGCCAGTCGGATCGTGATCGACGGGGATGGCGAGACCACCACCGCCGCGCGCGAGCAGCTCTGGCGCATCACTTATTTCACCCGGCGCGGTGCGCCGGAAACCGCTTCTTGAACGGAGATCACCATGTCTGAAGTACAACTCTGGTCCGACGTGGCCGTCGATGTGCAGACCGCACTCGCCGCGCCCAAAACCATCGCCTCCATCTCCAAGGCCAACCCGGCTGTTGCCGGCTCGGTCGCGCACGGCTATGCCGACGGCGACGTGCTGCTGCTGAAAATCAAAGGCATGATCGAGCTCGATTACGCGGTGGTGCGTGTCGATGGCTCCGTCACCGATGCCTACAACCTCGAAGGCATCGATTCGACCCTCTTCGGCGACTTCGTTTCCGGGACGGCCGAAAAGATCACCTTCGGTGCCAGCGCCGCGACCTTCACGGAAGTGAACGCCGCTGGCGGCGAGTCCGCCGACGTGCTGGTGCAGACGATCCACGTGCGCCGCGGCTACAACATGCCGGGCAACGAGACCCCGCTCGTTTTCACCTTCGGCTCGCTGTGGGTGACCGACGACCCTGCGCTGGTTGCGCTGAAGGCGGCCTCCCGCGCGCGCTCCATCCTGGCGGTTCGCTTCACCTTCTCCGACGGCACGCTGGGGCTCTTCGCGGGCGTGCCCGCGGCCAGCATGGTGCCGAATGGGTCGGCTGGCGCGTTGGTGACCACGCCCGTCAAGATCAACGTGCGCGGTCTCTTCCAAGACTACGCGGGGGCTTGATCGATGGCGCTCGACCGAACCCAGTTCAAGGTGCCCGTACTGCCGAAGAAGGCCATTCCCTTCGCACCGCTCGGCGGCGAAGTGATCGTGCGCGGCCTGCTGCTCTCGGAGCAGCTCGCCAATACCGCGCGCCAGATCGCCGAGCGCGAAGCGCAGCCGGGCGAGACTGAAGGCGAGGCCATCGCCCGAGCGAATGGCGTCATGGCACTGCGGCTGCTGTCGCAGATCGTCATCGACCCCGAAGGCAAGCCGCTCCTGTCGGTGCAGGAATGGGAAGCGCTCAGCGCAACCCATGCGGCCGAAGTCTTCGAGTTCGCGCGGGCAGCCGCTGACTTCGCCATCGGCGGAGCGGACGCCGAAAAAAACTGATTGCCCAGCCCGAGTTGCGATTCGCCTTTGTTCTCGCTTTGGCGCTGGGATGGTCTGTCGAAGAACTGGGCGAGCGCATGAGCGCCAGGGAGTTTGCGCAATGGCAAGTGATGTTCCGGGCCGAGCAGCTGCACCCTGCGGCAACGCGCCTCAGGCATGCGCAGGTGCTCGCGGCCACCTACCAGGGGCAGAGCACTCGCAAGGGCGGCAAGGGTTGGGCGGCCAGCGACTTCATGGGCTCCGACCCATGGGCGCTGAAGGGCCCATCGGCGCCGGCCTCGCCCGGTGGCCAGGCCCGGCGGATGGCGGCCCTTGCATCGCGGCAACGGCGGCACTGAAGGCTTGATATGGCAACCAAAGCAGAAATCATCCTATCGGCCGTCGACCGGACCAAGGCTGCATTCAGCAGCGTAGGAAATTCGCTCGATACGCTGCAGACGCGCGTCAGCGGCTTTGTGGGCAAAGCCACGGCGATCGCGGGAGTGGGCTTGGCGATCACCGGTGCTTTTGCGGCGCTGCAGAACATCCAGGCGCTCAAGATACTCGACCAGTTCGATGACATGGCCGAGAAGACGGGCATCACCGTCGAGGCGCTCAGTGAACTGCGCTTTGCCGGCGAAGCCGTAGGGACACCCCTGGAGGCGCTCTCGACTGGCATCTCCAAACTCGGCAAGAACATGGCCGAGGCCGCCGGCGGCAACAAAGAGGCGATCGCGACCTTCAAGGCACTCAAGGTCGAAGTCACCAATTCGGATGGCACGCTGCGCAGCAGCGAGGCCGTATTGAGGGATCTAGCCGAGCGTTTCGCCGGTTATGAGGATGGCGCGGCAAAGGCCGCATTGGCGCAGCGCGTCTTCGGCAAGACGGGCGAAGCCATGATCCCGCTGCTGAACCTCGGCGCCGACGGCATCCTGCGGCTGCGGCGCGAGGCGGAGCAGCTGGGTGCGATCTACGATACCAAGGTCGCGAAGGCTGCCGCGGACTTCAATGACAACCTTGCCAAGATCAAGCTGTCCAGCGAGGCGGCGGCCGTCTCGATTGCTGGCCCGTTCATCCAGAGCCTGGCCGACCTGAGCAAGGAGTTCCTCGAGGCAAAGAAGAACGGGGGGCTATTCGCAGCCGGGTGGGCCAGCTACACGGCTGGCGTCAAGTCGTTCTGGAACGGCAACATGTTCGGGACCAGCGACAGCGCGAAGAGCCGCGCCGAAGCACTGGACAACATCAAGCCAGAGGATTCGATGGATGCGGTTTTCCGCCGTTTCCAGCGGCCGCGCACGCAGACCCCGGCACCGGTTATTGAGGACCCGGGCGCGAAGGGCCCCAAGGCCCCTGTCGACGACCCAACGAAGAAGCTGTTGGAGAACGAGCTCAAGAATCTTGAGCGAAGCGTCACCCAGGAGCGCGAGCTCATGGCGTCGCGCAATGAGTTCCTGAATCTGTACAACGAGCAGGGATTGATCTCGTTCGGTGACTATTTCGACCAGCGCCAGGCGATTCTCGACGAGAGCACGGAGAAGCAGGTCAAGGCCTATGACGCGCAACTGAAGGCGCTGCAAGACTACCTTGCAAAGACCCCGAAAGCGACTGACCGGGCTGAGACCGAGGGCAAGATCAACGAGCTCCTCGACAAGCGATCCAAGGTCGAGCGCGAGGCTGGCACGCAAGCAATCAAGTTCGGCTTCGAGCGGCAGAAGGCCGCCAAGGACTACAAGGACGAACTCGACGAAGTCAACGCCAAGCTGCTAGAGATGGAGGGCAAGCTGGGCGCGGCCGCCGCGATCCGGTTCGACAAGCAATTCGATGGTGTGCTGAAGCTGTTCAATGCGAACAACAATGCGCAGGCCGTCGCGATGGTGCGCAACCTGAAGGAAATCCAGGTTGCACAAGCCGAACTGAGCAAGGTGCAGCAGTCCTTCTCGCTCGTGCAGGGCGATCTCCAGATCGCGGAGGACCGCATCACCCTCGCCCGGGAGCGCGGCACGATCGGCGAAATCGAAGGCTTGCGCGCGAGCGGCGAAGCCAGGCAAAGGGCGGTCGAGAAGCTCCGCGAGCAGCTCGCGCTATTCGAGAAGATTGACGCCGCGGCGCGAACACCGGAGCAGCAGCAAAGTGTGGATCGCCTCCGCCTCCAGGTGGAGCAGCTCGGGGCTACCCTCGATCCGCTAGCCGACAGGTTCAACACCATGATCTCCGGGGCCGCGGGCGACGCGCTCACGAGCATTTTCGACAAAACCGCTACGCCCAAGGAGGCGGCTAAGCGCTTCTTCAGTTCGGTCTTCAGCGACATCTCTGGCATGCTGATCAAGGACTTCGCCA